CAAGTAATGGCACGAATGAGGACAGCCCCGGGAAGCTTTGAAGTGCAGAAGAGGACGCGCACGGCGGTTACTCCCCGAAGATTGCCGGCCAGCCGGTGGAGTAGTCGTAGACCGCCGGCGCCCAGGCGCTGGCTTCCATGGCTACCCGATGCCCTTCGGCGACGGCAAAAATTGCTTGGTCGCTGGCGGCGACGGCGGCAAATACGTTACCGGCGACCGCTTGGGTCATGGTCACAAAACTGCCGTCCATGGTTTTCCATTGCAGGTCGGCCGGAATGCTGGTGCCCATCATGACAAGGCCCATTTGCTGGATGCGGGAAGCGTCGTCGCTATGGAACCACTTGTTCACGGTGCCGACCTTGACCTTCACGCCGCCGGCTTTACGCTGATCGCGCATGGCCTTGATTTGCTCCCAAATTTGGGCGGCGGTAGGCTTCGGGGGGTCGACTGCCACCGGGCGCCAGGTGGCGTCAGGCCGAATAATTTTGCCGGCGCATTGGGCGGCTAATAGTTCCGCATGTTCTTGGTCAGAGAAAATAACCCCGCCGTTGTCTTCTTCAGAAAATGCGAAACGGCTATCTTGTTGAATCCATCTTGCGTACATATCAATAGCTCCCGTTATAGCGCCATTGCGCGAACATGCCCGATTGCGTGTTCGCATATTTAATCGTGAAGCCAGTCGAAGACACGGAATCAACTCTGCCGAAAGGTGCCGACCCCGGCAACGTTGCCGCGCAGTCAATCCAAAGAACGAACTGGTCGGGGCTCATGGTAATCGGAAACGTAACGCTGATTGTTCCCGATGTATTTGAGATTACCGCCCCGCCCCATTGCTCAATTCTTCGCGTTGCCGGAAACTTTATGTAACCCGACCCGTAAATGACAGGAGCGACGCCGCTGGAAGGATTCAGCAAAACAATTTTGTCAAGCGTAGCGTCGTATTGCATCAAAAGCCAATGACCGGCGCCAGCGTGGTCGCCGGCAGCAAGGGCACTTCCGGCGCCTTTAACTACGGTCTTTGCCGCCAAGCCATTGACGGCCACGGTTGGCGTCGTCGTGGCATTGGCGTTTGCTGCACGAACCCAAAACGGAATTCCGGAAATTTGAGCCCACGAACGAACCGTTGACGCCAGCGTGACAGTAAGCGCGTCGGCAGTTCCGCCGGCACTCGCCACATTAGCGCCAAGCAGCGCCACGGCGTCAAGGTTGCCGGCGGAAATGTTAGTGCCGTCCCCCACAATCAGGGCAGCGGTATTCACGACAAGGCCGGTTCCCGCGGCCGTCTTGCAAGTGATGGTGTACGGGCCGGTGGTGTTGTTGATTACCGTCCACTCATTGACGATGGTCGGGAAAATCAAATTCAGGTTGGCCGTAAGCGTGCCGGTGATAACAATAATGGGCTTGCCGTACTGTAGCGGGGTCAAGGTCACGTTGGCGCTTGCCATGGCGACAGAAGTCACGCCGTTGGTAAAGTCAGGCACCCAGCCCGCGGCGGCGGCCCCTGCAGCCTCCGGGTCCGTGGTGTTGTTTTCGACGGTGTTGAACCAGTAGCCCAGGCCGTCCGACCGCATGATGCGGGCACCCTTGGGGTAGCCGCCGACGTTGGAGTCGGTAGCAAATGCCGCGTCGTAGGCGTAACCGCCGCCAGCGTTGGCCCAACGGAGGATTGCGGACAGTTCGTAAAGAATCCCGTTCATGTCCAGGCCAGAAGGCGGAACGCCGCCGGCTGCAATGGGGGTACGGGTCAGGGGAGGAAAGCCGTCGGTAAGGGAGGCGGCGCCAGCGGTAATGCCGATTTGCGACGCCGTCGGAATGGTGTTTTTCGCCCCAGCATTGGCGAAGGGCAAAACCAGTTTGCCCGGGGTGTTAGTTAGCTGCATTCATGGCCCCTTGTGGAACAAATACGCCTTGCCCGAAGGGCGCGGCCGATACCCCAGCCTCCGAAAACCCGAACAAAGGCAAGGCGCTTTGGAAAAGTGAAGCATTCACGCCAGCCGGACGCGGTAAGGCGCCCGATTGCGTCATAATAGCAAATTCATAGGGGGTTAAGTCAAACTCAAAGGTATACCGTAGCGCCATACCCCCCAAGTCGTTGACGTAGCATCGACCCCGGCCAGCAAACATATTTTGCAAAAGTTGATTTAGGGCCGGGGCGTTTGTGGCCGAAATGTTCGCCAGCGCCTTAACCAAAATCAATTGCCGGTAAGCATCGTCGGCAAGCTTGTAAGTTTGCGTTGCCGGCGCCGTTCCGTCAAAGAACGGTTGGTCGTTGAACGGGTAGGAGCCTGGCAAAGCGTCCTTAAAGCCAAAGTAAAGAGGCGCCGCCGGTATCAACAATTCCCGCGAAATGCCAACGATACGCCCCCAAATATCCAGGCCAAACCCTTGGGCGCTTTCAACGTTCCACACGTAGTCGAAGAAGGCGTCGAAGTCCGCACGCGGGTCGACGTACTCGTTCATATTCTTGACCAGTTGCACAATAGTTGCGCTATTGGCGTACTGGCTAATAATCGTGCGTTCGACGTCGATCATGGCTAAACCAGCGTAACGGTAATGTCGGCCGCACTTACGGTCGGGCGTTGGTCAATCCCAACATTGATTTGCGTCAAGGTCGGGGAACTGGTGCCAATCAGCACGTCGAGCAAAGACACGTTGGAAGCCACGGAAACAACGGCGCCATAGTAGCGGCTTGCCAGGATGGTCGCCCCGATACGCTCCCGGGTTGTGCCGTCCGCTCCGTTGAAGCGGGCAATAATGGCATTCTTCACCAGCGTTACAATGTTCGACGGCAAGCTGGGGTCGTTGACGATTCGCACCGCAAACTTTACGGCCAAGGACGCCGGCCGCTGGAACTTGATGGAATAGGACGGTTGCGGGTAGCTGTAACCGCTTGGGTCGACAACCGTGGCGGACGTGTTGCCGTTGGTATCGCACCCCAAATCCTTTTTACGCCAAATGGCGCTTGCGATATCCGCGTCGGCGCCGCCCACAACGGCCACATAGACCGAATGCGCGGCAATAGGGTAATTGGTCGACCCGGTATTGACAGCGGAGCCCGTGGGGTTGTCCTTGACGTAGACGTCGAGAACGTCAGCCAGGGCGAAGACCTCCGCATAAATTGCTTGCGGCGTCCCGGTGCCATTCTTGGCGACCGAATTCTTCCGGCGATACTCAAAGTCGGCCCGGCTTTCAACATCGGAGCCCAGCGTACCGTCGGCGGCGTTCGTGATAGTGTCCCAGCCCGGGACAGCTTGGTACACTTGGGTAAGCGTGCCGGCGGCGCAAGGAATCGGGCCGGTTTCAATGTTCTGGAATTCAGCCGTAACGCTCCCTGTCGCGTCAATGGTGACGTTCCCGGAACAAGCGTAAGTGTTGCCGCTGGTGTCTTGCGCCAGGGTGCCGCCGGGAATGACGGTGCCAACAAGGCCGTTGACCGTGGCCTGCACGGTGGTTGGCGTTGCCGGCTTGCGGGTCAAGAAATAAATACGCCCTATGGCGTCTTGAAAGCGGTCGGCCGCATATTGCGGGTCGACTTGATTCACGAACAAGGCGAATTCGTTATTTTTGTCCCCGATAATTGCCGCCTGGCTGGAAGCAAGTTGCCCTTGGGGAGTTTCAAGCGCCGGATTGAGCCCGCCCCCAAAGGCGGCGTTAATGTCGTCTTGCACCCCAGCAAGTACGTCGGTTTCCGCCGGAATGACCAGGCCAGCCGGCGTAAACTGGATTTTCGGTACGCTAGAAAGTGACATTGTTAGCCGCTCCCGTTTCGTCAATGAACTGTATTTGCCCGGTAATTTCGCGGGCGTCGAATGCTGAAATTATACATTGCGCGGACACGACGCCGGGCACGGTTAATGCTGCTTTCTCAATGTAGCCGGTCAGCAAGGACAGCGGCGGAAGCTGGCCTAGTACGTCTTCAAAGTACGGAATACCCTTGGTCGTCGCGTACCACAGTTCCCCCAGGAAGAGGCGCACGGCGCTTGCAACGTCTTGGGCCAAGGCGTAAGGGGGCGTCGCCTTGGCGATATTGCCGGCGCTGTCTATGACCAAATCCCAGGCCGATTGATCTAGCAAAAGCGTTGAATAACTAGCCATTTGCGAATTTCCGATTTTTCGCGGCAATCGACATTTTTGCCCGCGTTCCATATTTTCGGATTGCGTTGTAGACGGCCCCTGGCCGCCCGGTGTTTGCGTGGCTACGATGCAAATTCACGCGGCGGCGAAGCGTGCCGGAAGTTATCCCGATGTATTGTTTTCCATTGGGGAACGTCAAAGCGTAAAGGCAACCTTTGGTATCTATCATAGTGGCGGACTCGTCGGCGTACCCGGCGTCGTGCTGGTATGCGTGTGATTATGAACGCTGGTGCCCTCCGCTGTCACGTCGCCGTCGACCGTCATGGACCCGGAGAAATGCGCGGAGCCGCCGCCGGTTTGCTGCACGGTGCCATTTAGCACGCTGTTACCGTTGACCGTGAAAGTGGGCGTTGTGACCGTGGTCGACGTGCTGGCGTTGATTTCCACGGTTTGGGCTTCAATCAGCACGTCGGGGGCGTCAAGCTTGACTTGGGTCGGGGAATGAATCCGGATGCCGGCGGCGCTGAATTGGATATATTGCGTAGGTGTCCCATTGAGCATGCCGCCCAAGTACATGCCGTCGGCAAAGCTGTATTGGCGATGGCTTCCCGGGTTGCCTTGCTTGCGCGTGGCCTTCACTTGGGAGATATCACGGGAAGCGAAGACGGCGACCCCAATGTCCCCTTTTTGCGGGTCAATGATGATGCCATTGGCGCCGCCCTGCAGCCTGAAATAAGGCACGTTGTAAATTGTCACATGGGGCGTCGGGTTGCCCTGGCCGTCAAGCTGGTTGACCAATGGCGTGACGTCGACATAGCCCACGGGGGACAGGCCGCCCGCATTCGTGCAAGACTCAATGCGGACCAGGGTCGCGGTTTGCATCTTCCCTAGCGCCTGTTGCACCATGAAAGCCATATTGTTGAATTCGCCCCAAGTGCTTGAAGGCAACAATGCCCCGTCGGGGATTTGTGCCTTATCTGAGGACGGCGAGGCCATTAACGTTCCCTCTCACGGTTGAAAACCACGCACCGCCGGGCTTTTCGGATTCCAAGCGATGCGCTACTGAAACGACAATCCATTCACCTTCGGCGGCCTTTACGTCAGTCGTCAATTTGACGGAGCCGCCAAAAGTAATTGCCGGATTGAATAGCGTTTGAAAGTTGACGCCGATACCGTCAAAAGTTGGATACCCAACAAGCCCCGATTGTGCGGAGATTTCGGGAATTATCCCCTTGCGCGGCGCGTATTTGTTGGTTATAGCCAGCACCTTGTCATCGATGTACAGCGAGAAATTTGCAGCCCGCGCCAATTCTAACGCTTGCTCTTTCAGCGTGTTGGCGACGTAGACGTCGGTAAGCATGACACTGACGTTATTGTTTTCAAATACTAGCCCCATGTCTTTGGCAATTCTCGCCATGACGACCGCAACGTCTACGCCACCCTTGATGCTCAAAGGTCGAACTGCTTGCAGTCCGTTGAAATAGCAAGCCTGCGCCTGAATGTGCAAATACACATCAGGCATACTCTGATAATCACCCCATGCGTTAACGATATTGCCGGCGAACACTAGAGTTTCAGCCGCCCCGTCGATGGCGTAGACTTCGATGGTGTTCGCTATGCGAGTCCCGGGTCTCCACATCAGCGTCGTAACGCTGTTCATATCGGCTTGCTTCACGCCGTAGATTTTGGCCCGTAGCGTGCCCATCATCATGCCGCCGGCCTTGTCAATGTCCGCGGTTGCGCGGAAGCCCTGCAGCGTGATTGTGTC